ATACTCTAGACCTAGTTGTTTTATAATTTGCATGTACAATTCACCCACACTCTTATTACCAATTACGATATCATCTCCTAGAAGTGCGTAGGGTAAGGTCTTTCAATCAAGACCTAACACCTTGCAACAATAGAAGATGAGGTAATGGTGCGTTAAGGCAAAAGAGTTGAATGACGAGTAGGCTCCCATAGGATTACCAACATTATAAGAGACCTTACGGTCTCGGTAATCAAACGGGTGACCTACCATCACTCGACTCCATGCCTCAACATAATTGTGTGGCAGTTGAGCTTTAAGGAGGTTACTAATTAGAGCTATAGGAAATCTATCTGTGGCGGCCGAAAGGTCAACACTATAATAGATTTCAGCTCCTTTTAGGGTCTCTTTAAATTTCGACTGATCAAGTGTACAATCTTGTCTTATTTTCTTCAAAGTATTTGCTAAGTAGGTGTGTAGTGGTTTTAGAGCTGCTTGACTTCATCAGTCAAGTATACCTATAACCCTAGTCTTACCTTCCTTATCAGGAAAGTAGGATAGTCTTCTAAATGAAGAACCACCAATTACTTTCATATACCTTGAAAGAAAATAATACAAGAAAGACTGATTCCTTAGTGACTTGATTGTCATAGATAAAAGTGGTCCTCCGACCACCTTCAAATCTTCAATCAGTTCTAAGGGCAAGTTATTAGCATCTATCACACTAGTGGATAGAGAGTGACCATTTGGTCCTTTCTTTGTCCTATAGTGATTTAGGTTTGCTCTTAACTTATCAGTCTTAACTTGGGGTCGGTACCCGAGAGCACGTCAAAAGTCAGAGACAAAAATAGATACATTTGCAAGGTCCCCGTTAAAGGGAGCTTCAATAGTATTTATATTTGGCTCTGGCTTCAACTTTAGACTTCTTGTACTCATTAATACGGTCAGACACATAGTTATTGCTAAGTATGATCTGCCCCGTATTAAAGGTATAAGAGGTCCTAAAGCTCTTGGGATACCATCCCTGGTGCATGCAGATAAAGGATCTCGAGAAGTGTTTCCAGAGAGGTAGTTAAGGAGATTTGACCTAACGGCTTTATTTCAAGCTATTAGGAAAATCATCCCTCTACTTCTGGATACATTCTCTTGTTCCTTTACCAGCCATACCAGGCTAGAGACAGGCATGGAACCTTCCATCTTAAAAGATAGAAGGATCCACTGAACGACTTTTGAGAGTAGGTGAAAATTCATTTTCATTTATTATCATAAGTTATTCAGTGGAACCATTACTGGTCCGTAATCTATCCCTCCCCATTCGCATAGGAAGGGGGGACGATAAGTTTAAGGACATTAGTTTGGTCTGGTCCGTCACAGAAAGTGACTAGGTAGGAGGTTTAAATCCTAACACAGGTAACCCTGTGTGTTTTCCAACAATGTTG